GCGGTACGACAGGTGCGGCCGCAGGAACCGCAGTCGAACGTAGTCAGCCGGCATTGCTCGCCTCTCCGTGCTCGATGGAACCCCAGGCTTCAGCGGGCCGGCGACCACCGGCCGCCCAGTAACTGGTGGGCGTCTGGTAGACGGGCTTGAGATCCCGCCCCGGCCAAGTGAACTTGAGCTCAGCGTGGCCAATGGCAATCTGCGGGGCGATGCCCAGCGTGTTGCCGGCCTTCTTGAATTGCCGCCAGAAGTGAATGTCGGGGTCGATGCGGTTCGGCTCGCCAGGCGGCGCGTCGCCCCAGTGCCCGTCGGGGCGTGGCGTGCCCAGGAACCACGGGGCCGGCGTCCGCTTCAGGGCCTCGCTGCGAATGAGCGTGCACCCGAAATGCGCCGTGTCCACAGGCTGGATGATCGACTCAAACCACGTATTGGGCAGCTTCACCAGGCCGATGCTGCCGTCGTGCCCCTCGGGCGTGAACATCGGCATGCCCTCGTCGCGCTTGGTCTGAAGCGGTGCCACAGCGTCGTAGCCAGACACCATGGCCGCCGTCATCAGCCGCTGCACCGTGTCGGCCTCAAACACGCTGTCGTAGTCGATAACCAGAATCCAGTCGGTACGTTCGACCATGTCGATGAGAACCCTGTCCAAACAGGCTTCCCAAAACGCACCGGTGAATTTCGTGGGCCGGATGCCAAGCGGCAGCAGGGCTTGGGCGGTGCAGAAGAAGTTGTCGGAAAACGTCAGCCGCGGCACGCTAAACGCCGCCTCGACTCGCAACTCGTGCTCTACGTTGCCGACACGAACTTTCACGGGTGGCTCCTATAAAACGACAAACGGGCGGCCCGGGCGTACCGAGCCGCCCGCATGTGGGCGTTTTCGCAGTCGTGTCAAGCGTCAGACGCTGGCCACGTTGTTGACGCCGGCCTCGGAGGCGGTGACAGCGTGCTGCTCGCCCTTGCTCAAACGGGCATTGGTCACGATCGCCACGGTGTTGCCGGGGCTCGTCACCACCGTCAGGTAGCGCTTGCGGCCCCGCAGGTCAATGTTGAACCGAGCCACGGCACCGACGTTAGCGCCAGTCGTGGAACCAGCACCGGCAGTAATCGACAGGCCGGAAACGTCCGCCTGGCCCGAGCCGCTGGTGTCCGAATCTTGAACCTTGAGCACGCTGGCATACGCCGAGGTGGCCGCCGTGAACGGCGAGTACACCACGTCGATGGTTGCGTACTTGAAGCCCGCGCAGTCGATCTCATGCGAGTGCGTGGCCGAGGCTGCAACGCTCGCCGCCGCCTTCGTGACGCTCTTGTTGCCAGATGCGTGATTCATTGTTCAGGATCTCCGGGGAATGGTTGTCAGGGTCAGGCGAGCTTGAGGGCGACGACCGGGCCGGCCTCGCTGTTGGTGCCGAGCGAGTGGTGATTAATATCAACGCGGTAGGTGACCCTCCACGCGGTCTGATCGACCTCGAAGTACCGATCGGTGCTGGACGCGATCTGCATGTCGCCCTTGTTCGCCATGATGGACGAGAGCGACACGTCGCCGACGTAGGCCGCGATCTGGCCGGTGGTCGGAGCAGCCGACATCTTGAGCACCCACACGACCGGCAGGCCGAGGAACGTGTTGGGCGTGCCCTGGGCGAGGTTCGCCGCGGTGTTGCCGCCGGCCAAGGCACCGATGGTGCCCGAGCCCTGGGTGCCGCTCGACAGCATCATCCGCTGCACGCTGTTGTGGTAGACGGCCGGGTGCATGTACCAGGCCGACGTGCCGATGGCGTACCGCGGCAGCTTGGCCAAGGCACCGAGGTAGTCGTCGATGTCCAGCGTGGCCAGCGTGGTGTTGCTGCTCGCCGCCGAGTGCACCGACGCGGTGTGGGTGCCGTCGTCGATCTGCGACAGGCCACGGATGCCGCCGTAGGCGGACGTGCCGGTGCCGTTGAAGAACGCGTCGTCAAGAGTGCCGCTGATCGTCGTGCCGTACTCCTGCACCAGCCACTGCGCCACCGAGATGGCGTTGTCGGCCAGGAGCTCGTTGCTGACGCGAGTGGCCGCGGCCAGCTTCTTGAGCACCAGCTGCACCATCGTCGCGGTGGGGTCGCTGGTCGTGATGGTCGAGTTCTCGCCCAGCCAGTAGCCGGTGACGCCCGACAGACGCTTGGGCACCAGCAGGGTGTCAGACGAGGTCGTGACCCGCTGGGCAAGGTTCATGCTCACCCCGAAGGTCTCAACCAAGCGAATCAACGAATTGCTGAAATCCTCAATAACCAGACTTCCGCCGAGGCTGTTGACCTGGCCGCCGAGGTCGCGGGCTTCGATGCTCAGATGGTCGCGGCACCACTGGCGGGCGTTCACGTCGCCATTGAGCGACTTCAGCCACTGGCCGCAGCGGTGGGCAATCTCGGGAGTCTCGAACACGCCGGGCTTGAAGCCGCGATAGGAAACCGGCTCGATGCGGGGCTTGGCCATGTCGGTCGTCTCCACGGGGGCGGCGCGGTGCAGAACCTTGAGCAGCTCGGCCTTGCGGGCCTCGGCGGCCTCGGCCTTTGCGATGGCGGCCTTGATGCGCTCGGCCTTGGCGACCAGCGCGTCGTACTTGGCCTGGCGGGCCTCGACTTCCTCGACCACCGACCGGCCCTCTGCCGACGCCACCTCTTCACCCTCGGCGACCTCCTCGGTCGCACCCTCGTCCTCGAGGGCACCCATCTCGGCGAGAACGGAGGCGAGTTCGTCCAGCAGTTCCTTGACGCGGGCGGCCATGCGTGGGCTCCTTGTGCGGTAGGCGTGATTGCCTACTCGCACACTAGGGCCGCATGGCGGAGCCCTTGCAGTTCACGCCTCGCCGGTCGTTGCGTAGTTACGCAAGCCCCGCCGGCGGATTTCGCACGACTTCACGACGTGCTTGGCCGTCTGGCGGCACGCTGGGCACCGCAGATACCGCGTGCAAACGCCGCCCTTTTCAATCGTCGAGTACACGCCGAAACGTGCGCGGCGGCAGTGATGGCAAACGTCACCCGACTTTGTAGCCATGCTTGTGCAGGAAGTCCCTGATCGCAGACTCGGTCTTCGCATCCCGTCGAAGAGCCGGCAGCGTCAGCGCCGGTCGGTGCGATTGTAGGAACCGCTCATAGCTCCGCATGACGACGGCCGCCGTAGCGTCCTCGTAGGCCGGGCTGAGCACCGGGCTCACGTCGTACACGCCTTCCACCTCGTGGACGTACCGCACGGCCTGGCCGTCCTCCTCGGCCCACGACTCGCCGTCCTTGCCCGCGATGGTGAACGCGAAGGACGAGCCCCACACGTCGCCGCGGCCAATCAGCACGCTCAAGTCACGCCCCAGCGTGGTGTCGGGAATCTCGACCGAGTACCGCATGCCGGTGTCGTCGGTCTCGACCGCCAGCGTCTTGCTGCGGGTGCTGCCGAGCACCTGGTTGGAGTCGTGGTTCCACAGGGCCACGACCGGGTGCGACTGCTCCCGCAGGGCACGGTCGAATGCCCCGGGCGTGATTTCCTCGCGGAAGTTTCCGAGCAGCGTGCTGCGGACGTTGTATTTCGCGGCGTAGCCGGTGATGTAGCTCTTGCCCTCGCCACGGGTCTCAATCGTCAGCGGCAACTGCGTCTGCCTGCGCTCGCGGTCCATGGTCACTTCCTCTTGCGGGGTGTCTTGCGTGCTCGAGGTGCCGGGCCGGCGGGTCGCACCGGGCCCTCGGCCGGCGTGGTGCCGTTCAAGAGCTCGTCGGTGTACGACAGCGGCAGATTGTCGGCCGGCATCTGGTCGCCGGCGTTGCCCACGCTCGCCTCGGCTGCGATGCCCTGCATCGTCGTGAGGTTCATCTGCATGTACCGCTGGTCGCCATCCGGGCCGATGGGGTTCATGTTCAGAACTTCACGGCACTCGTTGATGCTGTAGATGCCGGTGTTGAGCATCGTTTGCAGCCAGTTGGCCTGGGCAGCCAGGTCGCCCCGCAGCAGGCCGCGGGTGTCGAACTCGGCGAAGAAGATGTCGTCCTTCACCACCAAGTCGCGGGTGATGGCTGACTCCCACCGGCGGAACCACGGCAGCAGCGTCTGCTGCACCAGGTCGATGGCGGCCTGCTCTTGGCTCGCGTACCCCACCTTGGTCTTGTCCTGCACGTAGGACGGGTCCACGCGGTAGGCCCGGCAAATCTCGATGACCTGGTACTGCCGCGTCTCGAGGAACTGGCTGGCTTCGTTGCTACTCTGCACGTCCTTCCAGTGCACGCCCTGCGGCAGCACGGCTGTGCGGTGAGCCCGGTCTGCCCCGCGGTGCATTCGCTCGAACTGCTCGCGGAGCCGCTCGGCCGTCTCGACCGTGATGGGATTGTCGCTCTCCATCAGCCCCGACAGCCGGCACGCGTTGCCGAAGTAGGAGCCACCGTGGGCCTCCAAGGCTTGGGCCAGTGCGATGGCGTCACGCGACAGTGTGATGGGCAGCATGCCCATGACGCCGTCCTGCGACAGCCACCGCAGGTGGAACATCTGGTCCTGCCGGTAGACGCTCTCGGTGCCGCGCTGCTCGCGGTAGCAGTACCGCAGCGTGCCGTCCTCCAGCTGCTCGACCTTCATGCGGGACGGGTGCAGCGGCCAGAGCTCGCTCACCGCCCCCGACGCACCCGGCCGGATCTCGGCGTATGCGTTGCCGTAGAGCAGGCAGTGAGCCGTGAGCATCTCGCGGAACTCGAAGCTCGTCTGCCAGCCGTTGGGCTGCTGGTTGAGCAGGCGATACAGCGGCACGCCGCGGGCCCGCTCTTTTCCACCCTCGGGCAGCCTCTGGTACAAGTGCAGCGGCACCGTCGCCACGTTCTCGGCGATGAGCCGCACGCAGGCCAGCACCGTCGAGCACTGCAACGCCGTCTCGGGCGTGATGCGAACGCCGGCCGGGCCTCGAGCGGGCGAGTCGTTCCAGCCGTCGTTGTAGCCGCCGCCACGGAGGTCGATGATCTTGTAGCCCTTCTCGGGCGTCTCTTCGGCGTGGGCGATCATAAGACTGTCAGATCCCAGGATTGTTCAGGCTTCGGGGCGGTCGCCGTCTGCCACAGTCCGATGGCCATGACCAGGCTCACGATGCCGTCGATGCGTTCTGTGCTCTTCGCCTTGCTCGGTTTGATGTTGCCCGCGGCCGAGTCTTGCTGAATCGCCACGTTGCTCGCCTGCCATGCAAGCACGGGGTGCCCACCGTGCCGAAGCTTTCCGGCCACCACCCAGTTCTCCAGCTGCTTGCTGGGAGCCGAGAGGCTGCCGTAGCCCTGCCGAAAGTCTTGCATGGCAAGCCCATCCCCTTGCAGTTGTTGACCGAGTTGGGCCGAGTTCCACGGGTCGAGCCCGATGCCCCGTATGCGGTACTTCGTGGCCAGTGCGTTGATGTCCCGCCGCACCACCTCGAAGTCGGTGACGTTGCCGTCGGTCATCTTGAGATGGCCCTGCCGTTGCCACGTCAGGTAGGGCACCTTGTCCCGACGCTCTCGCTGGTGGGCGTTGTCGCTTGGTATCCAGAAGTGCGGCTCAATCCAGAACGTGCCGTCATCCAGTGGGAAAAGCAGCACTAGGGCCGTGGTGTCGAACGTCGTTGCCAAGTCCAGCCCAGCGAAACATTCCCGGCCGGCGAGATCCACCGGGCAGGCGTCGTTGCCTTGAGCCCAGTGGTCCATGCGGAGCCAGCGGGTGTCCTGCTCGGTCCATTGGTTGAGGTACAGCTGCCGGAAGGTGTTCTCGTAGGTGGGCATCTCCACCGCACGGGCACACTCGCTCCGCAGGAAGTCCATCTTCACCGACACGCCCAGGTTGGGGTTGGCCTTAGCCCACGTGCGTTCGTCCTTCCAATCGTCCGCCGGATCGGCGGCGTAGATCATGGGCAGAAACGTCGGGTCTTTGATGGCACCGTCCCGCACTGCCTCGGCGTACTTCCACAACTCCCAGCAGACGCTCTTGCGGTCGTAGCCGGCGGTCGTGATGTACACCAGCAGCGGCTGCCGTCGCGCCCCCATGCTCGTGGCCATCACGTCCACGAGCTTGCGGTTGGGTTGGGCGTGCAACTCGTCAAAGATGACGCCGTGAGCGTTCAGCCCGTGCTTCGTACCGGCCTCGGCGGACAGGGCCTTGTAGGTGCTGTGGTTGTCCGACCGCACGATGGAATTGCGGAACGTCTCCAGCCGGGAAGACAGGTCGGCGTTCTGGTCCACGCACGCCTTGGCCATCTCAAAGACGAGCCGGGCCTGGTCACGGTCGGCAGCACACGAATACACCTCGGCCCCGGGCTCGCCGTCGAACAACAGCTTGATGGCGATGCCGGCACACAGCGTGCTCTTGCCGTTCTTCCGCGGGATGGCCAGGAAGGCCGTGCGATACTGCCGCATGCCGTCGGGCCGCAGCGTGCCGAAGAGCCGCCGCACAAAGTCCGCCTGCCACGGCTCGAGCACCAGCGGGCGGCCGCCGAGGTCACCCTTGCTGTGCGTCAGATACGCCGGGAAGAACTGCACCGCCGAGCAGCCAGGGCATGGGCAGTCTGGCGTGCCATCACCGGAGCAACCTGGCGGCGACCTTGTCTTGCGGGCTCGTTTGCTCAACGGCACTGACCCTCGCCATCGCCGACGCCGTCAGGCCGAACTCGGCCGCGAACTTGAGCATCTGGCTGCGGGCGTCGCGCTTCCGCATCCATGCCGGGTGATTACTCACCCTACCCTTGTCGTCCATAAACGTGGCCCCGTTGGCCTTCAACTCGCGGTCAGCCTCAACCATGTCGGCCAGGGAATCGCAGTAGGCCGCGAGCGTCTGCTGGTGACGCGGGCTCATCACCTTCGACGCCTCCAACATCGGCACGACCCGGTCCCATTCCTCGCGGGCCAAGTCACCGAGCCAGGCCGGGGCCGGCGGAATCCCGGGTGGCGCGTCGATGCCCGACTTGTGCGGGCCACGAATCCGCGAGCCACGGATTTTCAGAATCGGCTTCGGCGTCGGTTTTCGGCCGCGTCCCATTTTCAATCTCTCAATTTCGGCCACGTGTACGCAAACGTAAGCCGGGCGGTTTCGGCGGGCGTTAGTTGGGCATTTTTTGCCCGGAGTACTACAGACGAAGCCTTAGTTGGCCTTTACTAGACGCGCCTTTCTTAGAGTTGCACGCAAAGCAACAAGCCTGAATGTTCCACGGTGCGTCCGCTCCGCCACAGGCCATCGCAGTGATGTGATCGAGCGTTGCGTTCTTGGGATGTGGAATCAACGTCCTCTTATGATACGTCCACTTACGCAACAGATTTACGCCGCACAGTTGGCATTGCCATCCATCCCGTTCAAGAAGACTTTCCCTTACGTACCTCTCTGTAGCCACTCCATGCTTCTTGGCTCTGCTCGCTATGCTGCGGTACTTGCGGTGCTGACGCCTTGCCTTTGCCCTGCAATCAATACACAAAGCCTTGCCGCCACCATGCACCCCCCTCTTGCTAAACGGGGTTCCGCAGGAACTGCACGGGCACTTCCATTCATATTCCGCAGAGCACTTGATTGAGCAAAAGCGAGTGCGTTCTGTTGCGTGATCCTTCGGAGGCCCGCCGCAATTCAAGCATGGGCGATAGTCGCGCAGTGCTTGGTAGAGATTGGCTATTGATTGCAAATGCTTACGCATTGCCTCCTGCATAGCTGCATACATTCGCTGCGATGGCTTAACCTTGGCGCGGCACGCTCGAAGTTCCTGAGCTTCTTTCCAGCGTCCATGACGCTTGCCTGCACGACGAGCAGCCCCGGCGCACTTCTTTCCGCAATAAAGGCCCTTGCCCTTGCGTGGGTCTTTCCTGAGCTTTGGCGTAAAAACGCCGCCGCACTCAAGGCAAAGTTTAGTTGCCCGCCGCCTTGCATCCAGCATGCACGCCTTTGAGCAGAAGCGACGCCCGGCACGCACCTCCATTGCCTTGCACTCGAAATCGCTGCCGCAGCGAGGGCACGCCAAAATCACACGACTGCCAGACGCCAGATGCTGGCAGCGAGTGCTGCAATAACGTGCCGTAGGGCATTTGGCTTGCCATTCTCGTTGGCAATAAACACACGTCCTTGCGTGCCTCTTTTGGCTGTCGCACATGCACCACCTCCTTGTGATGCGATTAGTATACGCCTGTTTAGGCATGTCTCAGCCGGTTTTCCCTAGCCGTCTTCGCTGAATGGCACGCGATGCACAGCGTCTGCCCGTTGGCCAGGTCGTATCGTGCGCCACCCTGGCGTATCGGCACGATGTGGTCGGCCTGCGCCTCCTTCGGCCCATCGCACACGCGGCCGCAGTCTCGGCACGTCCAGGCGTCACGCGTCAGCACCGCGTGTCGCCACGCCCTGTGCGCCTTGCTGCAGTACCCACGGGCTGCCGCGTTCGGGCGGTTGCTCTCGTCTCGCGGGCGAGCGGGACGCAAACGCAGCGGCCTGTGGATTGGTATGCGGTTGGGCACGTCAGGTCTTGAGCATGACCACGCCGGCGGTTCCGGTGCTGTTCGTGGTGGCACTCACGATCTTCATGAACGGCAGGCCGAACGCTGCGTCGGGCAGGGCGTACATGCGGCCGTCGGTGCTGGACGGGGCGAGCGTGATATCAGCCACGCTGCCGTCGGCGTTATAGAGCCGGCGGAACGCAGCGTCGGCGGTGAGGGCACCCCAGGTCTGCAGCGACGCGGCGTTGGTGCTGATGGTGCCAAGCGAAACAACGCCGCCTGCCACGTCTTCGACTCGCAGCGTGGTCGCAAGGGCGGTCGCAGTATGCAGCGTGATGTCCACGCTGCGGAAGAACCGCTTGATCTTGACCTGGCTCATGTGGCCTCCTGTGTGCCTTTACGGTACTCGGGGATGGGTGATACTTGCAGACGCTACTCGGGCAACAACGCTACGGCGTCGCCCCACGGGATGACCTCGACCGACGACAGCAGCACCGCCTTGTCGGCGGCTTCCCACATGGCGTGTAGCAGTCCGCCTGGTTCCACCTCGGTGAGCAAATCAGCCCCGAGCATCAGACGACCGTCCGTCAGTTGCGATGGGACTGGAACGCAGTTCGGCGAGCCGAACGCCGCGTGCAATTCTGCCAGCCGGCGAGCGAGCGACGGTGTGAACACTAAGGCAAGGCCGCGTGCTTCGTCGCCCAAAATCGGGAGCGTGATGTCGTTGAGAGTCATGATCGCCCCAGCGCCGTCAGGAGCGTCGTCCAGATGGAGTTGTATGTGGTGACCTGCGTCGCCGTCATGTCGCGGCCGATGGTGTATCCAGAGAGTCGCGCGTTGCTGTGTGCAGTCCACGTCCCGTCGTCGTTACGGACCGCAAATACGCCGATAGCGCTGGTGTTGGTGGTATTGAAGCCCGGCCCGTCGGTCCCGCCACGCACGCCGTCGGCGAACATCTTGGAGTTTCCAAGCCCTGACACGTTTGTGACAAGGTGCAAACGTTTTGCGACTGCCGTCACTACGCCAGCCTGCCCAACGATTGTTGCATCGGAGTAGGTGTACGCGGTGATTTGCGTCGTCGGGTTATTGGCGAAGATGGCGAAAAGTGCGTTATTGCTGCCTGCGGCCTTCACGCCCATGTAATAGCGAAACGCGACAGTGCCGAGCGTGTGTGGCACCATGCCCATATGCCGCCCGTCTGCGAAGTTCTGCGGCAGGCCGGTGTTTAATCGTTTGTTGGAACCGTTGCCAACCAGGCCGCTCGTCTCGGTGTAGTCGCCGCTGACGAAGTTGTCGTTTGTGTCGGTCGTGTTTCCTTGCACGGCACCGCTTGCACTGTTGGCCCGGTACAGCGGCACCAACGCCGCCTCCAGATTGCTGCCGCACATCAAGTTCACTCGCCACAGCAGCGACCGCAGGCCGTTGGAGTCAATGGATTTGCAGAAATCAGAAACCGCTTTCACGGTGGCAGTCGTCACCGTTCCGCCGTTGGCAACAACGCGAGTTTTCCACGACTCGGCCTCGGGGTGAAACCCGCGGGTTCTCGGCCGCAGCGTGCGTGGCGACATCGGCATGGCTACTTGCCCCTTTGCAGTTCGTAGAGCAGCCGCGTCTGCTCGCTCACGGCCTGGCTGATTTCCCGCTGCGTCTCGCTCAGCGAACGCACGAACGTGCGATGCTCCTCGACGAGCGGCAGCAGCACGTCGTGCCGCAGCACCCATCCCACGGCGATGGCCACGAGCGTGGGGAAGCCCCACCGCTCCAGCAGGTTGAACATCGTCTCTTTCGCTTGGTCAGTCATAGTGCCGCGTCTCCGACGCCAGTGCCGTCATCTCGCCAGGATTGGAAAACCACCGCCGCAGCAGCATCTTGATGACCTCGCTAATGACGGCAGACAGTACCAGCGAAAGCAAGATTCCGATGCCGACCTCGTGCCGCACCGCCCGCTCGATGCTGAGGGCCATGTAGCGGCCGACGACCACGGCCTCGGCTGCGTCACACTGACGCATGACGGGCACGGGCCAGCCGGCCACGGCCTTGCGCACAACCAAATCGACGACGCGGCGGCCGGCGAGCGTGCGACGCACGACAGGCAGGCCACGCCAGGCTTCGTCTTGGAGCTCGAGCAGCGTCACTTGCAGCCCTCCACGCACACGCTCTTGGGCTCGCGGCCGGTGCCGTCGCACGGCTGGCACTTCACCCGCACGCGGCCGTCTCCGACGTAGCCTCGCCCTTCGCAGTTCCGGCACTTGCCGTCACTCGGCGGGGCTGGCGTCGGCGGGATCTGCTGCCGCAGCTGCACAACCATGCGGGCGGTCTCGCACGCCAGGTCAGCAGTCAGGCCATCGTCTCCCGGCAGGGTGGCGACGCATCCGGCGAACACGATGAGGAACGGCAGAAGCCAACGCATCACAGCGGCCCTCGCAGCCAATTGTCGGGCAGTTGCGTCGGCGTGAAGCCCGAGTAGCCCGCGTACACGTAGGAGTCCTTGCCGCTCAGCATCCGGTCGCACACGTCGGCATCGACCCAGAACGAGCAATTACGCACGGCCTCGGGCATGTTCTCGGGGTAGTGCCGGCCGACGGTGTTGGAGTCGCCCCACGAGTTGGCACACAGCAACCCGGGCCGCTTGCCGAACCGCACGCCGATAAAGGACATGCAGTGCCACCACACGCCGCCCGGCTTGCAGAACCCGTCAGCATCTCGGGCCATGCTGAATCCCTGGCCCGAGCACACCACCACCGGGTAGCCGTTGCTGATGGCCGCGGCCGCCTCGTCGAACGACGTGGCTAGCGTTGTCTCTTGGCACCGCCGCTCCTTGGCGAACGGCTCGAGCTTGTCGGGCACGCCGTTGCGGCCCCATTCGCGGTCTCGGGCCTGCTTGTCCTTCTCGACAAACACGAACCCGCCGTAGTCCACGCCGTAGTGCAGTGCACCGAAGTCACGGACGGCCTTGGCCGCATGGAATCCGGTACTGCCGTCGCCGCCCGTGTTGGCACGAATGCCGCGGGCCTCGACACGGCTGAACCCGTAAAGGCTCGCCTCGATGGTGCGGCCTTTCCAGACTTCCGGGTCTTTCCGCCAGTGGATGTCGCACGCGGCGAGCACATCCACGGCCAGGCTCGCGCCCCAGCCGACGCACGAGCCAACGTCACCCTGCGAGCCACGCCGCCAGGCCGGCGAGCAGGCCAGCAGGGCTGGATACAGCATCACGTCTTCGCCGGCGGCCCGAAGGTCGGGCCCGGCCGACGCCAGCGTCGGGTGAGGCAGCGAGGCGACAAACGCCTCGGCCCCGGCCGGGTCTGGGACGTACCCTGTGGCGTGCGGAGCCATCACGGCGTCACCTCGTGGCGGCCCAGGCCAGGGCGTTGGCCAGTTCGACGTAGCGGGCCCGCAGTTCGCTGGTAACGGGCACCACGTCGCGGCCCATTACGGAGTCGTAGGCGGCCTCCACGGCCGTCCTGAGCGATTCCTGCGAGCCCGTGGCGTGCTTCCCAATGCGACGCCAGCCGATGTCCACGGCAAGGGCCGTGTAGTCCCGCAGAGCCCGCGTGTCGGTGAACGCCTGCTGGGTCGTCACCGCGTCGCCGGCGGCCACGGTCGCGGCCCTGGTCCAAAGCGTCGCCCACAGTGCCCGGTCGGCGGCCGGCAGCCCGGCCAGGGCGTCGGCCACAGGTGCCACCATGCGTTGCATCTGGTCGCTCGGCGTGTCCACAACAGGCATCGCGGCCCCGGGCAGCGTGGGCAGCGGCACCTTGCCCCAGGCCGCGGCGATCAGGAGCCCGGCGGCTGCGAGCCGGCCGAGGATTCCGGCGTGGGCCTTGGCGGCGTCGGCGGCCGCAGTGAGCCGCTCGGCGATTTGCCGCCGGTACGGGGCGGCCAGAACAGCAACCGCCGCCACAACGGCTGCGGTGCGTAGCAGGGTGTCATGGCTCACCGCAGACCCTCGACTTGCAGCAGGATGAACCGCACCAGGGCTTCGCCTTCCTTGGTCTTGAAGGCATCCGCGAGCAGCCGCACCAGCTGGTCGTCGGCCGTGGCCGCCGTCTGCGATGCCAGCCATTCGCCCGCCTCGCCGACGATCAAACCCTTCTTGTACGGGTCCACCTCGGACACGAACCGCTGGCCGTAGCCAATCAGCGGCGACCACCGCTGCAGCAGCATGAGCGACTGCCACAGGTTGAGGGCGTTGCCGTACTTGGTCAGTTCCGCGGGCGTCGCACCGTAGTCGGGCATAATCAGTCCTCCTCACCCGATTGTGCCTTGCCATCCCCCAAGTCTTGCAGTGGAAACACGATGGTGTCGTTGCAGTGGTCGTACAGCACATCCCACGCATCGGTCGCCTCGTCAGAGGCGTCTTTTCGGTCCAGCAGGAATGGCTGCGTAAACACTTCCTCGCGGTCTTTGACAATCTTTCCGGCGGCGTCGGTCAGCGTGAGGTAGACGTACCGCCTCCCGTATTCCACGGTGATCCGCCACAGCACATGGTCGCTTTCCTGCGTCACTCGTCACCCTCTGGCGGCAAGTCGCGGAGCTCGTCCGACAGCGGCAGGATTCTCAGCCGCACAGGCTGGTACTTCACGACGGCCCGGTCGTCGCGCGTGTCCTCGTCCCACTGGGCCTGAATCTCGCGGCACGTCTGGGCGATTTCCCGAGGCGTCGGGTCGCGTTGCCGCCGGGGCTTGTACCGCAGCGAACGGTCGAGCCGCTTGCTGAGGTGCCAGTGGTCACGAA